ATTTGGCATAGCCCTCTACGGTCATGGCTACCCAGCCGGAGTCGGTGAGGGTTTTTGCGGCGGCTACGGTGCTGGTCAAGAATGCCTGATCGTAGTAGGCTGTGTTAGCACCCGTGCCTTCTGGTTCCCCAGACTGTATCAAATGCTGAGACGTCCAAGATTTGTATTTGCCATATACAGCATAATTTCCGTTCCAGTACCACCACGGCATATACGCCCAAACGGTATATGTATCATGTGCTGTTGGGATCACTTTGACTTTGACATCACTACAGCTGATACGATAGACTGTAACACCACATGCCTTATCTGCCGATAGAGTAGACTGCCAGCCGTCCTTAATCTGGATTTCAAAAGATGAGTTCTGGTTCGCACGACCATTTGCTCCATCGCCAGTCCAAACGCGTATCACGCCATTGCTAAAATTACCGGAGGATACCAGCGTGCCTAGCTTAACCCAGTTTGCAGTGTTGTTGGCACCTGCTATCCACATGGCACTGTTTGTTATCATCGCATGCGTGTGATCACTTTTGGCGGCATAGCTGCTATAATTTGTGCTATCCAACAGCACCCTTTCGCCCTGCCACTTGCCTGCACCAGTTTGTTTGTTCCAAAATAGGCTGCCATTAGAGGTTAACAATGACCTCAAATAAAATCCGTAGTTCGGGCCATCGTTCCAACCATTTCTATGTCTAACGGAAAGTATGTTATGCCAAACGCTGTTTTCGTCAAGCCAAGATCCGATTAGTGACTTTCGTTTTGGCAATCCCGTTTCCAATGGCTCTTTTCCAGCTACTGCTGCACCGGCTACGGCTGATGCATAAGTCCCTTGCGATGCTAGTTGCGTTCCGACCAATAAGTCCACACCATTCGTCGCCATATCAATATCGCCAGTCATCACACCGCCGGACTTTGGAAGGTACTTCGTTGAATCCATACCATCCAGTTTTTTCTTATCCGTCGCAGTCATCAGACCGTGCGTAGACTGTGTAGCATCGCTGTAGGTGGTGTCAGTGAATTTCGCGTTTGCCGGGACATCGGCATTGATAGAATGGGATATGGGCGTAGCAGCACCGTTCGCAGCAATGTAAACTGGTTTGGTAGCAGAACCCACCGCCGTGTTTGCTGTGTGGGTTACAGCCGTGGACTTGTCTTGTTTGCCGGAAATATCTTGATGCTTTTGCAGTGCTGTATCTGCCTTACCCAGACTTGCCTGCACACTGCTTGCAAGGTCGCTTTTGGGGATACCTGTAGTGGGCTTGGTGTATGTTCCGTAGCCTGCATCGTTTTCCAGTTCGGATACCTTCTCCGGCACGGGAATATTGATAGCCTCATTTTCTGCTGCATTTGCGGAAAATGTCCCCACGCTCTTCCCGTTCCGCTGCACAGACAATGTGCCGTTTCCTACAGCCGGGATATCTGACTTGTCGGCTTTTTTTGCAATTTCTTTGGCGATTGCCTGATTCTCCACCGGATTGGTGCTCGTTTCGGACAATTCTGCATCTACTTCCACGGCTCCGGAAGGGATATTCACAGTGATCTCCACGCCGTCCAGACCTGTCCAGTACAGCGTGTTCTTGTCGGTGTTGTCCTGCCGCAGTGCGACATTCTGTGACCGGTTGACGAGTTCCACCAGCCGTTTCAGTATTTTACTGCTGCCGTTGTACTGTATCTTCATGGTCACCCCTCCGATATGGTATAGATCACTTTCATGGTCTGGGCAGCGGTCTTGGTGACTGGAGAGGATAGGTTGTTGATGGTGGCGAGATAATTTGTCTGCATGTAAAATGTGCCGGCTTCCGGCGAACTGCTTCTGTATGGACTTCGAAAAAACATAATGGAATTGCCGATGATCGGTATGATTCGATATGTAGCGTTATATGCCCAAAGATTTGTGCGACAGTTTGTAATGGATACAGTATTTTTTTTTGTGTCAACAACAGCATAGTTTTGAGTATCGTTTCCCGATGCAAAAAGTTGTGGGAAATACAGAAATCCATTGCGTTCAAAAATTCCAACATCATGATAATTCGAACTGGTGTATTTTGATGGTATCTTTAGTTCTGTTACATCTCCAGCCGCAGTAATATTGATTTTATGTACAACAGATGCACCGAAATGATATAGATAATTGTTATATACATAGCAAAACTGGCTGTAGAGAGCTCCGCCTGTTGTATTGGCAACCACAATTTTTTCCAGCTTGAGTGTGTCCAGTGGAATGCGACACACTACAATATTGCTGCCGCTGGGTATATTGTGGTTAGAAACATTGTTTGCGACAATGTAAATTGCATTGCTGCTGCGATCATAATTCATAGCAAGATAGGAGATATAAATATTATCTATTGATAATTCTACCTTTTCAATCAATGGTCTGTAGTTGTACAGGTTGCGAAGCAGTGTAACACTTTTCAGCATTGCTTGTCTTTTGTATATGACTATCTTATTGCAGAAACTTGTATTTTCCGGATTTGGCACAAATTCCAAAGAATACAGCACATCGTTTTTTTCATCGATTGCCAGCGTAAATTGTCCTTCATGTGCCATAAATCTGCTGCCGCCTAGGCTGTAAAGTAGAGCTCCGGATTGATCGCTGCTGTTGGTAGTGTGATCTTCGGGTTCTCCGTAGCTGTCAAAGCCGCCCCATTTAGAAGTCAGACATACGCTTGCAATTTTGCCGTTGCCCTTGGAAGTAGGGAAATCGTATACATACTTCATAGTTTTTGCATCTAAGTCCAGCTTGGATTCTTCGCTGTTGTAGTCGCCCCGAAGCAGACTTCTGACAGTATTCTTAATGCCATATACGCCAGATGCCGTCAGACGCACACCCGGTGGGGCATAGTACTTAGATGCATCTTCTTCCAGTGCTGTGTCAAACAGCAAAATGCCGCCCAGCAGGGACGTGTACAGCGGCTGTCCGATGCTGTTGTACATCACGCCGCAGTCTTTCATATAGCCCTCCTGCTTGAAAATATCTGTCAAGGCATTGGTCACCATATTGTGTTCCAGTACCTTCTCCTGTGATCCGGTGCGGACATCGGTTAAGATCAATTCTGTTTTTCCTTTCAGCATATGTCCTCCTTTTCCTTTATAGCGTGTAGTTGATAGCGAATTCTGTAACTGTTGCATTGCCAGACAGCCAAATCCGCAGGGCAATTGTTTTTGCTGCGGTCATGCCGGCATAGAGCACAACAAGGTCTGTTTGCAGGAAGTCAGCCATAGGCACCTGCTCCGTCCATGTGCTGTTATCATAGCTGTACTGGACAGATACCAGTCCGGTGTAGGTGCATTCCAGAGATGTAATGCCGGTAATGCTGCTGTCAGACAGATCGGCAGTCTTTTGAATGTAGCCGGATACAGACTGATCTGACAGCTGATATACGCCGTCTGTAATGGTGATGTCGCTGTCATAAGTTCCTTTGCTGTCGGTAGTATTGATCAGGAATCTTGTATCTGCCAAAGAATTGGAGATTGCTTCGGAAATACTACGGAATGTGATCTGTGATGCACCCAGCGTTAGGGCAAAGTGGTCTGTGAACGTCTGTGCAGCCGGTGTCTGCCGGTTCTCTGTGACAACTGTTTGTTTGATGTGGAACGTCATGTCTGCCGGTTCAAGTGCAATTTGCTGTTCCAGATAATCTTCCGCAGAAATCACGCCGTCCCATGTGCCTTCTCCGGCAAGGAATGTGCCTTCCATGGTGGCGTTGAGTGCTTCTGCATCAATGGTGATCGTGCAGTCCTGGGTATAGAACCGCACGGAAAATTCCTCGGTGGTCGTGCCGGACACGGAAAAGTGGAAGAACAGGTGCAGGGTATGCACACCGTCCTGCAATGTCCACTGCGGCCGAACTCTGCCGATTTCTTCACTTCCCAGATAGTAGGCGGCCGTCAGGATGCCGTCTGTGCAGAGATATTGTTCTGCGGTATCCGTTTCCACGGTATCTGCTTGCAGCTTGATTTCCGCAAAAAAATTGACCTGTGTGGTTTTCGTAGAAATAAATCGCAGACTGACAACTGTTTTCTGACTGTCGGTTCCCATGAAGATTCTGGCGGCGTTGGTGTAGTTGTAGTAGTGCATCTGCTGTGCATCGAGTGTACTGCTTAACCCGCTGAGAGCCTTGTCTTCGGCAGACTTCGCCCAGTCTATGTTTGGGTCACTGCCATATCCGGCAATCTCATATTCCCCGTGATATGTCCACGTGTATGACATAATGCAGCCAATTGTATCATCAGGTGCAATGCCACCGGTAAACGCAATCACATCGCCTAGATCATAGGCGGGGTCGGCAAACATTGATGCGGTAAATGGCGTGTAATGCAGGGCATGGGCAGTGTCTGATGTCGCATCATCGCCGCTGTAGCTTGTCAGTGCATAGAGTATCGTTTGCAGGAGTTCCGTTTTCTTGGCAGGCAATCCGTATTGTAAAAATGGGTTGGTGCCTAAGTCCATATAGGTGCCGACCAGCTCCGGTACCTTACAGTACAACTGTTTTTCCTGCACTTTGTCATAGCAGATAATACGGTTGTATTCCGTTCGAAAGTCAGAGAACTTTGCTCCGGTCAGCCGGTGTTCGCTGGAAACCGTGTCTGTGGCTGCCGTGGAGAAACAGCGAAAGACCAGCTTTCCGCTGCGGTCAATGGTAGCAAATCCGCCGATCAGCTGTGCCAGATAGGAGATGATGTCACGGTAGGTGTCAATGTCGTTTTCCGGATACAACACAAAATAGCTGTATGTACCATTAGGCAGTGCTTGTACGGCGGCTCTGGTCATGCCGAACTCTATGCCGCATAAGCTGCATGCCAGTGTTGCCATGTCATAGATGCTGCCGGAAAATGCTTGTCCGTCATAGGTCTTATCCAGCTTGGACATGTTATCATAAGCAACGGTTTCCCAGCCGAACGCTGTTTTTTCCATGGTAGACATCGTGTAAGGTGTCAAGGGAATTTCTTCCCATGTGTCATCAGCCAGTCGTCTGGATATGTATGCTGTGATCACAGTGCCTTCCTGATAGGGATTCCAGCGAAACCATGCAGGCAGTCCTGTAAATGCCGCCGAAAGTTCGCCGACATATACACCTCCGATTTTCAGCGTACTGGAAGCAGTGCACTGATTGGCAACGCGAAAATTCAGGACGTTTTTATCCGTAAAGGACAGCACTGTGCCCCTGTTGTTGTCGATCGTGCCACGTATGCGGAACTGCTGTACCGGTTGTTTCATGGCTGCTTTGTATTTTTGAGATACCGCATACACGGCACAGCACCTCCTTTATCATATTTCTTCGATTGTGAAGCTGACATTCCATAAACCGTCTGTTCTGGCGGTGCGTTCAGAGCCACTTTCCAAAGATTTTTCAAAATCCCGAATCATGACTGTGCGGCTTTCTTTCGTATCGCCTTTCAGTTGCATCGTCAGTGTATCTTTGATGCTCAGGGCATACAATTGGTTTGCAAATGCAGAGCTGCACTGATAGCTTACGGATACGCTCAGCTTGTCATAGCGTGTGATGATCGTTGCAGTAGTTCCTGCTTCGGTTTCCTTGCTGTTCTCTACTACATCGTGGCTTTCTTTCCACTTCTGTGGATTCGGCAGCTGTACGCCGTTTAGTTTCAGGTATTTTCCCAGCATATTATCTTCCTCCGGAACGGTATTTCATTCGCTGCTCTTGTGTGACAACCGCCTGATAAATTTTACTGCCGTCCAGATAAATCGGTATGATCGTATCACCAGTGTCGCCGCTGTACTGTCCCGCTGCCAATGCAGAGCGTATCGCAGAGGATATGCCACTTGTGTCGATTGCCATGCTTTGTGTGCTGATCGGCACGCTTGGAGCTGCAATTGCCATTGTTCCGGCAAGTCCCTGCATGGCATTTGCCACAAGATACTGATTCTGTCGGATACCGTCTGCCAATCCCTGCATCATATCCGGCATCCACTTCTCATACTCTCGCAACGGTCCGATGTCCGGACGGGAAAAGTGGATATACTGCTTGATAATGTCAGCGACTTCGCCGGCTGCTTCGTGCACCTTGTGAATAAAGCTTTCGATGCCGCCGACAAATCCGTCAATGAGGTCGCTGCCCCACTGGAACGCCTTTGCAGGCAGTCCGGTGATATAACTCCATGCACTTTCAAAGCCGCTGTAAATGTGGTTATACACGTCTACAGCCGCAGATGCAGCACTGCTGACAATGTTGCTGAACTGGGTGGATACCGCACTGTACATGGAAGATGCATGGCTTGATACTGTGCTGTACGCATTTCCCATGGCATTGGAAATCGTGGATTTTACATTGTCCCACGTGGCAGATGTCTGTGACTTAATATTGCTCCATGTTGTGCTGACAGAATTTCGCAAGGTCAGAAATGATGCCGCACCAAATGTAACCAGATTGTTCCATGTACTTGACAGATACGTTTTCACACTTTCCCATGCAGATGCAGTGCTGGTGTAAATGGTCAGTCCGAAATTTGCCCAGAACGTAGAAAAGTTGTTCCAGAAAATCGCAGCCCCCTCAGAAATGTTTTCCCATGTCTGAGAAGCTTTTTCTTTGATCGTGTCCCATGTGTCAGACCAGAAGGTAGAAATGTTGTCCCAGGTGATTTGTGCATCTTCTGCAAGCGTGTTCCATGTGTCAGACAGCCATGTGCTGATTGTATCCCAGTGTTTTACAACAGCAATCACCGCAGCGATGGCTGCCGCAATTGCCAGAATAATCAGCAACACCGGACCAAGTGAGATGTTAAGTGCAGTATTGGCTACGGATATGGCGGTAATGATCGGTGCAATTTTCGCCATAGCAACAAGTAACCCAGCGAGTATTGCAACAAAAGCTTTCATGGAATCTGGCATTGCTCCAAAAATTGTTGCTAAAAATTTGACTGCCGTAGTTATTGGCGGAAGAACTGTATTCAATCCAGTCATAAGTGCTTCGCCAATGGGGACAAGTGCCTGATGCAGCGTGCGGAGATTTGCTTCCAGCATCTGTGCTGGGGTGGTAGACTGATTGTAAAAGTCTGTGGCTGCACCTGTGACATCTTTGTATGTATCCCCAACAGATGTCAGTGCGGTGATAAATTTCAGGCTGCCGTCTTCCGCCATTGTGCCAAACGCTGTTGTAGCAAGATTTAGCTTGTCTTGTTGTGTGGTGGCATTGCTAATATCGTTGACAATGCTGTCAATAACGTCCTTTTGTGTGCCGTTTCCGTTTTTCCATGCTTCAAAAAACTGTTTGGTTTGGTCAGAATAAGAATCTAGGTTCTTTTCAATGGTACCGTCTGCAATGCGGTTTGTGACCTCGTTGATCGCATCATTGACCTTGTCCAGATTATACGCACCATTGTCAAGACCGTTGCTCAGCAGTTGGAAATAATCACTTGCAGAGTATCCTGCCTGTGCAAACTTTCCGGCATACTCCGAAAGATTATCGCCTAGTTCATCTGTCTTGTCCAGTCCATTTTGTGTGCCTTTGACCACATAGTCAAGAGCCTCAGCTGATGTCAAGCCAAACTGCTCCATTAGGCTGTTGACACCACGCATGGTTTCTGACAGGTCAATCCCATAGGATTCTTCCAGTGTGGTTCCGATCTCAGTCAGATGTGTGAGGTCTGCCTTGGACAGATCTTCAAAGTTCTTCTTAACTGTAATCACAGAATCTGCCACGGTGTCCATGCTGTCACCAACACCATTGCCGTATACATCTTGGATAATGTCTGCTGTTTCTTCTGCTGCCGTTCCTGTTTCTCCAAAGTAGGATACCGCTTTTCTGGTGGCATTTTCCGTTTCATTGAATTCGTCCATAGACGCTTTACCAATTTCCACGATTTTATCTGCCACGCCGGACAGTTTTTCAGATGCGTCCATAAATGCACTGCTTTTCAGCGTTTCTCCAGCTTCGCCAATGCTTTCCTGCATCTTGTCTGCGGCATCTGCCATGTCCTGCATACTGTCTGCTGCCGGCTCTGCGGCATTATCCATTTCTGATATGCTTTGTGCAGCACGTTCTGCGGATTGCTCCACATCACGCATGTCCTCTGTAATTTCATTGACACCGCTGCCACTGTCCAGATTCCGCAGATCATCTTTCAGCTTTTCCAGAGATTTCGTTGTCTGAATAATTTCACGCTGCATGGCGTTTTGCTGATCTGTATTGTCTACACCTTTTGCCGCCTGCTCTTTCAGCTGTGCAAGAACTTCTTTTTGCTTTTCCAACTTTTCTGCGGTTTGTTCTGTCATTTCACCCAGATACCGCTGTTTTTGTGCAATGAGTTCCATATTGCCGGGATCCAGTTTCAGCAGCTTGTTGACATCGTTCAGCTGTGACTGCGTAGATCGCAGGCTTTTTCCAATGTCAGACAGCGATTTCATCAAACCAGACGCATCACCGTCCAGTTCAATTGTAATGCCACGAATCTTTTGATTTCCGTTTCCTGCCATGATTTCACCTCCTAAAAAGCATCAAAGTCTGCCTGCACCGCAAGGCTAGGATAATCGTAAGAATCGTTCAAGGATTCTATTATCATATCACTCACCATGCCGATGGTCAGCAGACTTAGATCTGTCATATGCAGTCCCATTTGCGTACACCGCAGGAGAAACAATGCGGTATTTATTTCTCGGTCAATGGGTCTTTCTTTTTTTTTACATCTGAGGTGGACTGTGTGTTGATTCCCCACAGTTCCAGAATCTGCGGCAAAACTCCTACCAAAGACATAATGCCAAACTGTGCAAGCCAGTCCTCAATATTGTCCGCTGTATTTTCTCGATCAGCGTGATATGCCATGATATACGCAATATTTTCCAGTGCTTCCGTATTCATTTCGCCGAAGTCTACGCTCTTTTCCAGTTCTTCCGGATTCTGCTTTGCGATTTCTTCTACGTTTTTATTCGGTGCAACCTGCTTTATCAATTCTCCCATATCTGCAAAAACGTCACGCCCGAAGTGGATACGATACAGACGGGGGATAGACGCATCTGCACGGAACAGTACCGGAACACCATCAATCATGATTTCCTTGGTCATGCCCTTATCAATTTTTACATTCATTCTGTCGTCTGTACCTCCGTGGTTGTGTCGGGCATGTATACTTTGCCAAACCAGCTATTGTATACGTCAGCAGTTGTTTCAGAACCGGAACGGCACTTTACCAATCCGTTCGGCAGCGGTGTTGCAGACAATTTCAGCGTATCTGTCTGCGGTGTCTTTGTGGCTTCTGTGGTCTTGCCTGCCACAGACGGACGGGAAGCACTGCAATTGTACAGCCAGTGTCGGATGTGCTTACGGTCGCCCTTGAACTGGAATCCAAGTGCAAACTCTTCCAGCTGTGCATCAGCATTCTCGATCAGCACGCCATTCTTGTCCTTGGTCTGATTCAGGATGTCCATGGCAAATGAATCCGGAATCATTGCAATTTCCAGATCACCGTCATAGCCGTTGTTGTTATTGATAACAAAATACACGCCGTCATCTGCGTAGAAGTTCTCCGGTTCGCCGTTGGCATCCATGGACAGGTTGACAGCACCCGGAATTTTGACCGGTGTTGCATAGGTGATTTCTCCTGCTTCGCTCACTGTCTTTTTGGCGTAGACAACATTTTCCAAACCGTATTTCACTTTGTTTGGGGTATTAGCCATTGATAATCAGCTCCGTTTCGTATGTGATTTCATACATCTTTTCCGATGCGATATAGGTTTCTTCCTTGGTGTACACAATGCCGTTCTGTTCCAGCACCTGTTCCACCATTGCTTCTGTTTGCAAGTCTTTTCTGTCGGTATACAAATCTATTTGCAGGGCAGTGATCTTCTGGTAAACGCTGTCGTCTGCAAGAAAATCATTCTGTTCCGGATAGTCAAACACGATCCACGGCAATTCCGGTACGTTTTCTTCGTCCCAGTGATGATAGGTGTACGGCAGACCGATTTCGTCAAGCAACTCTTTGATAGATTCATAAGTCATGTGCCGTTCTCCAATCGCCGCTTTACGGCCTCTACAAATTCTTCAGTATACTCTGCTTCTGCCGGTCTGATATGTTCGATGCCGTCTACCATGCCGCCATTCCGCTTTGCGTGTCCGTATTCCAACAGGTGGGCAATTTGCGGCTTGGTCTTGTTGTGGACAACTGCCGTCTTGATCAGACTGCCAGTTCCTCTGCGGTCTACCAGTTTGCACGTCCAGCCGTTTCGGTACGGTTTCCGCTTTGATCCGCCTTTCGGGGAACTTTTCCGCAATGCCTTTGCACAGGCTTCGCCGGATTTTTCGGCTTCTTCGTTCAGCACCTTTACGGCATGATCGCCGTAGTCTGCCAGAATCTGTGCGATTTCATCAGCCACCTGTCCGTAGTTGACGCTGCCTTTCATATGGCTCATGGCTGCACACCGCCTTTCTTTTTGACATACAGTTCCAGTGTGTCGTTTTTCCCTTGGTACGTTCGGTATACGCTGTAGCGGCTGCCGTTGTACTCACAGACTGTTTCCCCGGCATAGTCCGGTGCAAATACGGTGAACCGGTATTCCGGCTTAATACCGTTCCTGCCGGCTTCCAGCCACTCCATACCGGATACACTGGACACATTGCAGAATACTTGTCGCTTGGATTCGTCCTGCTGCTTTTGAATGCCGTCTGCACCCTTGGAGATACTCTGCCGGATCAAAATCAGTACATCACTGCGATCCACTCGAATCCCTCCAATCTGTGTATCCGGTAGCCATGGACAACTGTGCCTTTTGTTCATCGTAGGATGCTTTCAGTCGGTCGTAATCGTCCGGCTGTCCGAAATTCATCCGGCAGTAGGTGACAATGGCACGACTGACAAGATGGTCTGCTTCTTTGGTTTCTGATACACCGGCAATGCCCAAATCCAGCTTTGCCGCTGCGATCAGATCTAGGATTTCATCGTCAAACGCATCGGTGCAGACACGCAGTGACAACTTTGCCTTATCCAGCATTGCCATGGTGCATCACTCCTCATTCGCCAGTGGTTTTGAATGTTACCTTGACAAATGCCTTGGGATTTTCCAGACCGGCATCAAACAGGGAATAACCGCCAACGACAGTGTTGAACGTCTTTGATTCCTGCTGATTGGAGATGTACAGTTCCTCAAAGTTGTTCGCCAACAGACTGGACGGCACGCCGACATAAGCGGTGTTGTCCGCTACATTTTCATCGATCTTGACGGCTGCACCATAGATATAGCCTGCAATTTTAGGATCACCTGTCTGATCCGGCAGGAAGATCGGTCGCTTGTTTGCGTCCTGAATGCCAAACAAACCGTTCCACACGGTGTTGCTGTTGGCATAGACGCATCTTACGCCTTCTTCCTTTACCTTTGCCATAATACCACGAATTGCCGCATCATCGTATGCCTGATCGGTCAGCACATTGTCAGTATCAATGCCGTAGGTGGTGCTGTCCAGCTGTGTGATGCAGCGCTTGTCCTTTGCATTACCGATACGCCGTGCCAGATGTTCTGCGATCCATGTTTCAAATGCAGCAATAGACTGCCATGTCATCTTTCTGGTGATGACCAGATGCTTTTTGATCTCTACGCCGTCCAGAGACAGTTGATCCCATGTGTCCTGTTCATCATCGTTTGCCACGCCTTCGGCAGTTTCTTTGGCATCACCCTGTTCGATAGACTTGATTCGGGGAATTGCAAAACCGCTTGTCATGCCGGACTTGGTAGCATCGGAATAGATTGCAGTAGACGACTGTACCAGGTCAACAATGCGGTTCATGATCTCTGTCGGGACAGGTGCAGCGGTGTTTGCAGTAGTCATGGTATATGCCGCACGTTCCTGCTTGGTCATTTCGCCCAGCAGATGCACACCGTCACGCACGGCCATGTTTTTCAGCCATGCTGTGCGGTATTCCGGGCCGTTGCGATTGTAAGACTGCTCCGGCGTGCCGGTGCTGTCAGACGGGAACGATCTGGTGACGGTACCTTCTGCGCCTGCCGCAACACGACTTCTCAGCTGTGCCCGGCGCTGTGCCATGTCATGCAGCTGTGTACGCCGTGCTTCCAGTGCGTCCACCTCGCTTGTCAGTGCGTCAATGTCGGCGCTCTCGGATTCCATCTCAGTGCGGATCGCCGCAATACGCTGCTCTACGCCCTCAATAGTCAATGCTCTGATTTCTTCCGGTGTCATATCTCATACCTCCATAAGTCTTAGTTTGAGTTCCAGTTTCTTTCGTTTGCGTATGTGATCCAGTGCTTTTTTGCGCTCCGCCGCAATCTCTCTGATCAATCCGTCAGAGATACTGCGTGCACTGATCTGTGTGGCATCATTGGCAGGGATAGATACTGCACTGACATCGTACAGCTTTCGGATTTTTGTGATAGTCCGTGTCACCGTGACAGTGTTGTGTTCCTTGTCCTCCACATACTCCGATTTCTGTTCGCCTACTACAAATCCAAACGACATTTTTGTCGTATAGCCACCCTTGATTTCTTCGTACAGCTGATTGCCGATGGTCGTACCAGACAGATCTGCCCGGAAATACAGCCCGATGTTGTCCGGGCTGAGTTCCAGTGTCTTGTTTGACGTTCTGGCAAACACTCTGCCCCTGTGGTCATACTGCATGATCACGTCAGACATATCGCAATCATCAAATGCTCTGCTGTCGATCTGTTCATAGACCTTGTAATCACCAAAATCATACAGCAGATATGGTTGATTGAATGTTGTTGCATAGCCGTCTGCGATCATGCCGGAATCATCATTGGAATTGCTGCGCACGGAAAAGCTCTGCATCAGCCGGTATTCCCGTCCGGCGCTGAGCCGCTGCATCAGCTGTTCCATTTCCTGTTCTGTCATTGCTCCACCTCGTCTTTCTGGTTTTCTTCGGCATCTTCCAGTTCCTCTGTGCGTTTATATTCGCCACGAATGGTTCGAACATCGCCGCCTTCCACTGGTGCTGCGTTGAATATCTCACGAACTTCATTGACGGAAAAGACACCTCTGTCCATCATCTGAGATGCAACTTTCAGCTTTTCTGTGGTGGACATATATTGCAGCCGGTTAGATGTCAGCATGATACCGTTCCCGTTGGTGCGTTCCACAGGTGTGTAGACGCATTTCGTCATCACATCGGAAAACTGTATGGCAAACGGTTCTATGCAACCCTCGTAAAATGCCTGCCACGCATCGCCGTATGCCTTGCTTTGCAGCACATCTTCATTCACGCCAAAATAGCTGTATACGTTGTTCTGGATCTGTGCCGCCTGCTCTTTGTCTACCGTGTAGGACGTTTGGGACAGCTGCTTAATGTCGCTGTAGGTATTCGGAAACAGCAGGATTCCACCGCCGTCCGCTTCAAAATTCTCCCGTGAGAATCGCTTTCGCTCTTTCGCAAGGTCTTCCGGTTTGGTGAAATTGTTGATTCTCGCCATGAACCGGTAGGTGTTGCTGTTCTTGACTGCTTCGGTGATCGCCTGATTCTGCAAGTGGATCAGCTCCATGGTCGGGGTCAGAGCCGCATTGCTGCTGCCGAAGAAATCGTCTTGATACTGAAATTTGGTCAGTATCCCACAGCTGAGCAGTTCCACCGCTGCCGTTTCTCCCGAAGAAAACCGATACCGTAGAAACGGTTCGCCGTGTACATCAATGATGCTGCACTGTGACGGCAGCACGGGATAGTATCCGGTGATTTCATCGTATTCTCCGAACACAGGGACAATAAACGCCGTATTCTGCATATCCAGAATGGTGGACAAGCGATAGAGAAACTGTCCCCATGTCTGCCATTCATTCGGACTTTGTTTCAGTCTTGTCCGCAGCTTGGGCTTTGCCGTGCCCATGATGTCTGCTTTCAGTTTGGAAATGTGCCTTGCCCGGACATCAATGGCAGACCGCACAAGTGCCGATTCGTATAGACACCCGTGCCAGTTGGTGAATACCGGTGCATATCCGGTCAGCGTGCGGAAATACGATGCAGCTGCCGCAGTGGATTTCGATGGACGATTGCCCCATAATTTTTGAAACAGCCCCATGTACTCACGCTCCGTTCTGTAGCTGTATGCCGTATTGGTCGTAGTATTTCTGCCGGACAGTGAAGGCATCTGCCAGAGCCGCACAGCCGTCAATGTGTGCGTTGGCAGACAGCTTTACCAGTTTGCCCCGTCCTCGTTCATTGTTCATTTTGATTGCTGCATTCAGCAGATGCAGCTTTAACAGGTCATTGTCACCGATGCAAATTTTTTTGTCCTTGAACAGTCCTTCCATTTCCAACAGCACCGGATAAAGGTTGTCACCCTGATATACATCATCGGTGCAGAAACCATACGTTTTCAAGTCCTGAATCAGATACTGTGCAGAATAGCGGTCGTATCCCACCATTAGCGGATAGATCTCATACTGTTCGATCATGTCGCATAGCCAACGGTAGCAGTCATGGTAATCCACAAAGTTTTCGCCGGACAGTTCCAACAGTCCACGCTGCACATAGATCTGATAGGGGACACCGTCCCGTGCAGTGGCTTCCTCCAGTTTTTCCGGTGGCAACCAGAACTTTGCAAACACATACAGCACACCGCCTTTTTCAATGACGATCGTTGCTGCTGTCAAGTCCGTGGTCTGTGACAAGTCTACGCCGGCAACGCAATAGCTGCCCCGGAAGTCTTCCAGATGCAGCGGCTTTCCGCAGGCATGTTCCACCGCCGTTGCCTTTAGCCATGCCTGAGAACTGGACTGCTTGATGTTGCAGTATTTCGTAAGAAATTCTGCTTTCTTGGACAAGCTGCCCTCTGCAACTGCGATTTCTTCCAGCATATAATCTACCGATACAGAAACACCCAGATTCGGATTGGATTTTCGCAGTTCATTGATGTCGTTCCACTTCTCAATGTCATCGATCATGTATAGCAGGGGAAACAGCCGTTTTTCTTTACTGTCGCCTTTCAGAAATCGGGTGCACCGCTTGATCAGTTCATCATAAATGCCGTCATTGACGTATCCAGAGGTTGAACAACTCAGTAACAGCGGCTGCCGTCTGGCTCCAAATGCGGACTTCATGACCTCGTACTGTTTCAATCCGGTGTCCCCAGGCCAGCTTGCAATCTCATCACAGATGACCAGATGCGGATTGAATCCGTCAGACTTCTTAGCGTTAAATGCAATTTTCTTGACGCTGCTGTTGGTGGATTCCACATAGTAGTCAGACTTACGCCGCTTGATCAGATCCATTAGTTCCGGTTCGCTGGCAATGGTTTGCCAAATATCGTGATAGACAATATCTGCCTGATCCAGCTTGGGAGCAACGCAAAATATACGGGCACCATATTCGCCGTCCATGAATAGACAGTACACAGCAATGCCGGATAAAAACAGTGTCTTGCCGTTTTTCCGCCCGACAACAATCGGGACTTCCCGAAACTGCCGGTTGCCATTGTGATCCAGAATGCCGAAGATGACCGAAACGCAGGCACGCTGCCACAGTTCCAGCCGGAGCAGCTGTGGTGCAAGTGAACCCTCACTGTGGTGGCAGAAACTTTCAATGAACCGAATCGCACGAGAAGCTTTCTTTTGGTCAAAGGTAAACTCGCCGCTTTCCAATCCATGTATCACATAGCGATATGCCAGTCGTACCCATTCGCCAACCGGGATCGTGCCGTCTTCGATCTGCTGATAATAGGCGTAAATGTCATTCGTCATTTGTAAATGCGTCCAGCTTGGATTTCTTTTGTTCCGGCGGCAGCATTTTGTCTAGCTTCTCAATGATCGTGGTGTAATTTTTCAGAGAAGTGTTGTAGGCGGAGATTTCCGCACTGGCTTTCTTGCCGGATTGTGCCTTGCCGTTCTGGTAGGTGTCCACACACCCTTGACTGTTGATCTCGGTTTGCAGATCTTCCAGCGTGACTTTCAGGAACGCTGCATTCTGGATCAGCGGCGTGACGATCTCCAACTTGTTGGCAGGCAGGGCAGCATACAGGTTCAGCAGTCTTGCGTTTTCTTTTCGGATTCGGTTCTTTACGGTCACTTTCGGACATCTCCTTTCCGGACACACCCCTTACGCACGCATGGAGAGGAAAATTGACCTCCACCCATCGGTCTCCAAGAGGGTATCTCAAATTTCAGAATAGGGGGGACTACCAGCGAGCCGAAACGCTGCCGTCTGCATTGATGCGGCAGCGTTTGCCGCCGTGCAGTGCGGCATGACAGTCACGACAGACCAGCTGCAAGTTGTCCCAGCACAAGGACACAGCTGGATCATGGATATTGTCCGGTGTCAGATGCACCTTGTGGTGTACGATCACGCCGGCAGTGTGCAGTCCTCGTGCAAGGCAAGGTTCACACAGTCCGCCTACCGATGCGGCATACGCATCACGGCATTCACGCCATGCACGGGACTTGTAGAACGATTCTGCAAACGCCTGCATTGTAATCCTCCTAACACAAATACCGGCACGTTTCCGTACCGGTATCTTGGTTTCTATTCTCATTATACACAAAACAGGACTGCCATTCAATGACAGCGAGTGCCATTCAGTGACAACTTTTCCAAAGCGTCTGTGTGGCGGCGTAATATCGTCCGGACAGAGTAGTGCATTTCTTCTGCGATCTGTTCCCAACTTTGGAATACGATGTACCGCCGAATCAGCACAGCTTCCAGTTCTGGATTGTTCAGAGCGGCAATGCAACACTTGATCTCTCGCTGTGTCTGCTGTACGACCTGCTCTGTCTGGGAACATTCTGTTTCTGTATACTTGCCGCACATCGTCATGGCTTCCAGCTTCTGTGTTTCGTGCAGGCAACGTTGCAGCCATTCTTTTTTCTTTGCCTGTTCCTGTGTCATGGCTTCACCTCCGGCCTGCTCTTTAGGAATCTCTAACGCTCGGTTATGCTCGGTTTACGCTCACGTGCGTTAGGCTTACGCTCGGCGTGCGTTAAAATGTCACTGTCACATTCAGAACCGCTGCTGCAACCCAGTAGACAGCCCGTCTGTAGTCCCTGTGCCACAGACACACTGCTGCTGCACCAGCGTCCAACAGGATCATAGCGATCGGCAGCATTTGTGTGGTGTTGATCTTTATCATTCTTTCACCTCAACAGTTCCCGAAGTTTCGCAAATGGAGTCAAAAGCAGCCATGCAATTCCGGTCACAATATCCCAGATCTGAAACAGCACATACAGCGTGACTTCCAGGATAAATTGCAGGACAAACTTTCTCATACAAAAAACGCAATCCCTGTGGTTGTTCCAGATATGCCACCATTGCAGCAAGAAAAATATCTGGTCTGCCGCATAGTAGCAAAACAACTTACGCTCAATCTGATACTGCTTGCCGCATATGGAACACCTCATTCGGATGTGGCTTGACATTACCATCATCTCACCCCCCACAACAGTGCAGCTATCCCAAGTATCACAGTCGCCCCAAGCAGAGCAAGAGCCGCCTTGTTCCAGCCTGCTCTGCTCAGACATTTTGCAATCAGCAGTCCGCTCGGAATCAGCAGCACAAGGGTCAATGTCATCTGTCCCATACCGCATTCACCTCCGCACCATGATTTCTTCTGTTGTGGTCGGGTATGCTTCGGTTTCTCCGGAAAGCACAGCATTCAAGTGTTCTTTCGCAGTTTCATACCTTGTCCTTGCTGCCCGCACTCGCTGTTCTGCTTCATCGATCTTTCGGGCCGTGGGAAGCATGTCCTCGATCAGGCGGATTCCGCCAATTGCCCAGATCAGAGCAATGTCCGCATGTGTCACAATGCCGGGGTAAAAAATGTACACATAGTGGATCTTCTCAAATTCTTCTTCCGTGAACGGTTTGTTTGTCAGTCTTTTGAATTCTTCTTGCAGCATTTGCCTGCTCCTTTCTGCATATCTCGTTCGTAATATTCTGCCATGTATCTTCCGTAGCTTACGCCGTAGGCAGCTGCCTGCTTGATGCACCAGTTCAGCGTGCCTTTCTGCGGTTTCTTTTTCGCCATGTTATTTCCTCCGTTTCTTGTACAGATCCCATTTTACTTTTCTGGCGGATTCTGCGAGAAATACGGTCGGGTCTGCAAGCTGCTCCTGCTTTCGATTCTCCCGTATCTTCTCACGCTGCTTTGCGTACCGGATATATCGGGCACACATACTATGGCAGCCGATTTCACGTTCCGGGCAGTTCTTGCATGGTGCAGTCATGGTCAACCTCCAGATTTCGCATCACTTTTTTCAGGTTCATCAGCTGCCATTTTCAGCAGCCGCTTTAACTTCTCATTTTCCTCTTGCAGCTCGATGATATATTCATCTTTGTGATCACAATGCACACAGCACAATCCAGAGATATTTGCAAGCGGACTTTTGATTTTCGGGTTGGTTCTCCATTTATTATCCAATCGTCTGTTCCATTTTTCAGCATATTCTCCGATATATCCAGCGTCTGGGTTTGCGTCTCCTGCTCCAATGACAAAGGGCATATTGATTTCGTCCAATATGCAGTTTTCTTCGTGATAAATGTCATAATCTTCATGCAAATAATACTGCTGTACAACTTGCTTTCCGTATTTGTTCGTGTGCGTTTCCCTGTAAAAAACCATCTTTCTGCCGCAAAACGGGCACGGACTCAGTTTTTCACCTAGATTCTTTATTGGTTTCTCGCCGTCCTCGTTTTCTATTTGCCGCTTGTTCCAGTCCAGACAAGCCCTATACTTATTCTCGAATCGATTTCCCCAGATTCCACATTTGCTGCAAAACAGCCTGTAACAATGCTTAGGGTTAGGGACATTGTCAATATTCACAGTATCTGATATTTTCGGAACAGCACCGCATACTGCACACTGCATCAGATGTTCTACCAGTTTTCCCATGTTACCACCTCTCTTGTCCTTTTGGGCTTAATGCCATTGCTTCTGAAATGTCCACGATCCGCACATACAGTCCGGGGTGTTCCTTGTGCCAGATTTTTTCGATGTGCTCTCTGGCTACCAGTGCATCATCTTTCCAGTATCCCAAACCGGTCATGACATCTTTCAACGCTTTGTTCAGATTGTCTGTGTCCGGTCGGGTGGTCTTATACTCGCCGTCAACGTGCGTCTTTCCCTTGTATGGGAATCGCCATGTGACATACAGTGCCACTGCTCCGGTCAGCGGCTTTCTGGGCGTATACGGTGCAAGTACCAGACGGAGCAGCTTCTTTGCCGCTTTTGCCTGTTTGCTTTCGTATACAATCACTCTGCCGTTTTTTTGGGTGTACTGCTTTTCTTGGGCGGTGGAACGGGGCGGGTCAAACTGTACGTTGATTTCCATGGGTATCCTCCTGTTCCAGGCATCCGGGAAAAGCCAGTTGCTTTGGCTCGTAGTACTCATCTTCCCACTCGACACCAATCCAGTCCAGCACACGTCCCCAGCCGTATTTCTCCCCATTTGCATCAGTACAGCAGCGGTACATCCAGTACTCCCACTCTTTGGGGTTGTCTTCCCGCAGGCGATCAAATCGGTGTGGGCGTTTTTCGATGTGAATGCCAAAACCACACATGGAACAGCCAGTGCGTTGTGCTCTTGTGGTGTACAACGTCCCGTCAGGCTTTCTTGCGATTTCGC